GAAATATCAAGTCCGAATGTTTCAGATTGCGCTTCGCCTTTGTTCGGGGAAACTCTTATCCGAAGATTAACTGGTAATCCGTAAATACTACGTTTTTCGCCGGTATCGTTTCCGTCCTCATCATAAATTGGCTGTGTCCCGAGATAGAGTGCATAATAAATTTGAGTTTTATTAATTTCTAAGCTTCTCATATTTATTCGCTCCATTCTGCGGATGCTGCCATACCGCGGATTTTTGCAACCGGAACAATATCAACGACAAAGCTATCCGGAATCCCGGCTTTCTCATATCCTCGGCTTATCCCGTTCTCTGAATGGCTTGTTTGCCCTTCTGCGCCCCGTTTATTGTAAAGGTATATACTTATATCCATAACGATATCGGAGTACGTTTCTAGTGCTTTTTCAGCCTGTTCAGCGGTATATCCAAACGGGTATCTTTTATTCAAAACTTTTTTCTCTGCCATACTGAGTAAAAGTGACAGTGTGTTATCTTTTGGTTTGTCCGCTTCTCCAATATCAAGGTAAGTTTTCAGGTCGTTAAGAGTAGTTGCTGCCATCCATTTCACCTCACAGAATCACATTAATTATAAAATAATGGGTCAGTTATTTGACCGACCCATTCTGTTGCTCTAAGAATTCAGCGATAATATCTGCTTTGAGTGTTTTTTTAATGCTATACCCATGCTCGGCAGCCAACGCCTTAATTTGAGCTACCGTCATAGCATTAAGGTCGTCAGCTGAATATGTTTCTACCGAGCTAACACTCTCGTAGGTATAGCTATTTATCCCCCCACTACTTCTTTGGTGTTAACAGGATTAGCGGCGGTATTACCAACGATAACGGTCTGTGTAGGATTTTCATCCGGTAACTCGTTGGAAATTTCGGTGAACTTTGCGGAATACCATTCAGGACCGTGATCTAAACCAACCTGCCCGAAGATCTGATATTTCGTACCTGCGCCGGTCTTAGCAAGTTCCTCTAAGAAGAAATTACCTCTCTTGGGAGTCGGCTGATATACCGGAGCCATGATAGAAGGATCGAATAATACTGCGGTGCCTGCGGGAAGATACTCTAACAGTCTTACTGCAACTGCTCCAAGCGGAGTAATAACAATGTCTACGGAAATACCGTTGATCTCTCTACCGTTCGGAACGATAGTAAGTTTATTCGCCTGTGCGTCAAAGTTCAGTTGAAGCAGAGTAGCTGCATTTACACCAAGTACAAGATTATCTGTGGGTGCGTTCTGGTCGTGAATAGCCTTCATCAATCTCGCAACGGCCCAGTATGTAAGTGGCTTGTTATTCATTGCTTCTACATTGGTCGTAATGGCGGTGATAAGACCTCTGGTCTTATTAGCTTCCGCATCGGTAGTTGCCTTTTGGTAAGTACCATTAAGGAAAGTATACTCGATATCTGCCGCAATCTTTTGCATTCTTGCAACAGTCTGGAAGTCGAGTTCGTCAATAGGATTTGTCTGCTGCCCGGAAATGTTAAGTCCAGACATAGTACCCATATTGGATTCCTTACCGTAAGATACATATACGGTTTCTTGGAATATCTGAGTTACATTCGTCATCTGAGATCTAGTGACAAAGGTTGCTTCCGGTGCTGTCAAAGAAGCGGATTCAGAAATCTCTGGCTGAGAACCACCGCCGGTTGTGTAATACTGCCCGGTCGTGAACTCAACATGATTAGTGAACTTCGGTCTGCCACCGACCATTACTGAAAATGGCGTTTTCGTGTTACCTTTGTTGAAAAGCATCCCGGAATAATTGGGTGCCGCAAAACTCATTACTACATTATCTGCCATAATTTAATCACTCCTTGATTTGTGTTGAAGCTGCTTTCTGACGTACTAAAGCCGATACTTGCAGCCAATCGCCGGATTGCTTAGCTTCATGGATTTGTTTATCAAAATCAATATCTACGTTGTTTCCGGATACAGCGCCGGGAACATTTTTCATAATTTCTGCTTTAATAGCTTTTTGCTTATTGTCGAGGAACTTTTTCTGTAGATCGAAAACAGTTTCCATATCATTGTCATGCGTCGCTTCTGCAATCTTCGAAGCTGTTTCGGCATCATAGCCAAGACCTAAATAATTCTTTTCAAGACCTGCAATAGCGGAAGATCGTCTGAGAGATTTAAGTTCCGTCTCAATGGATTCCTGACGTTCCTTTTCCTCTTGAGCTTTCTGTTCCGCTTCGGTAAGAGTAGCTCTTAACTTCTTTTTGTAATCGGCTACCTGTGAAGCCGCCTTGTCAAATGTGTCCTTCGGTACGTAGTTATCAAGTTCTTTCTTTTCGATAAGGTCCTTTTTTGCCAATACCTCGTTGATTTCCTCTAACGTCATATCCTCCTGATACGCGTCACCTAACAATGCTTTTAAATCTGCCATAATAAATTCCTCACTTTCTGCGTTATATAGCCTTCTCTGGCTGTTTTGAATGCGCTTTTATACTTCATCTCCGAAGTTATTAGTTGCGTGATTAACGTCTTTCTCTAGACGTATAAAAAGAACCTGGATTACTCCAAGTTCTTGATTTTGATTTATACTCCTTCATCAACATTAGATACTTTCGAAGGCTGATTTGTCGTATTCTGAACCACTTTGTTTACATCATTTGGTGACACTTTATTTCCAGATGTTCTGATTTTCTCAACCGTTTCTTTTGAGTTTTCCCATGCAAGTTGAGGATCCGTAAATAATCCAACTACTGTAAATGCTGTCAAGCCATCAACACCTGCATTGAGCAGCGCCACCAATGAGCTGCACTTTGTCGCAAGATCATACGTCTTGTTGCGTGAGAATTTAGGTTCAATATCGGATATCTTTAATGCTGCCAATTCATCCGGGACGTTCTCTGTATTATCAATAATACCGCTCACTACATCCAATGTTCGCCTTTCGCTTTCGCTGAAAATCAATTCCATTCCCTTTGCGGCAGTTTCAGCTGCCTGCCATCCATTTGATAGGTTCATAGCAGATCCTGTACTTCCTCCACCAGTTTCCTGTCTGCCTGGAACATTTGCAATTACGTCAATCTGATCATTGACATGATCGACCAGTGTCTGGATTTCAGATTGATTCAGGACGTTCTCAAGGAATTGGATGTTTGCTTGTACTCCTTGTTGTGACTTAGTTATAATCACTCCGTTAGACTTAATTTCCTGATCATCATCAGGTTCACAGTTATTCATCCAAATAATACTTTGAACGTGCTGAGCAATATCATTCATACGATCGGAGTTTGTAACATTAAGAGCATTAATCAATGAAATTACTCTTTCAAAATCCGACATTCTATCGTAATTATTTACATATTCAATAATTGGTATCTGACCTGGAATATTCGGATACACAATCGGTTCTCCTGTGTATCCTCTGCCAAATTTTGATGTTACGATATAGATTGTGTCGGCGGAATAGCATGTGAATTCAGTATCACCATTCCTTTTCTTGAAGTAAGTAACGCCTAAAATCGGTTTTCGGTAGGCATCATTTCTATATACAACAAAACTAGATTCCGGATTAAGCGAAGCCATTTTAATGATGGATAGAGGATCATCACTAGGCTCAATAAGTCTATACCCAATACCGCAAGTTTTAAAATTTTTAGCGATTTGTAGATCAATCGCCGGCTTATTGGAATAACCCATCATTTCATTTAAAAGAGAAACACCTCTGTCATCAACATCACTGCCGAAACCGTCTGCTTCATCTTTAGAACGACGAACATATGTTATAGGGGATCCAAATTCATATTTCAATTTAAAATCTACAATTTGTGCTGCACGATTAAACACCACGCGAATATTAATATCATCACGAATCGGTTTTTCACGGTCAAGAATGGGCTGTACACCTTTTACATATTCTTTAAGATATTTAATGTCAATGATATTTTCATTGTGTGTTATCATTGCTTCATCAAGTATCGAATAAATATTCCCTGTATTAACTTCTGCTTCATCGGTAAATATCTGTTTTCTTCCCGTAAACACCCTAATTCCATCATTTATGATCATGTGCGCACCACCTTTCATGACGCAACAAAAAAGAACATCAATCATGCCTTTTGCGGAATATGATGTTCTTCAATAATTTTTATATATAAAATTTAACAAATTACTGTCAAAGTACTGAAACCCTGCGCCTATATACCGCCAAATACTAAACTTCCATATAAAATAACCGCCTATCGCAAGGGGTGTACGATAAGCGGTCGTAATAGGAAATAAGAATGAGGGGGGGTAAAATGGGTGATACTCATGTCCTTAGACACTTTCTCTACTTTATATGTTACCACCTTTTAGATATGAAATGTATGACACTTTAAATATCTAGTTCTTAACCTTAACTGAATCAAGATATCTAGTAATCCTCTTAGAGATTGTACACTGCTCAAGATGCATTTTCCTTGCGACTTCATCTTGTGTCATTCCATCAATGAAAATATATGTAAAAATCAATCTGGTGCTTAAATCTGGAATATCGTGAATAAATTCTTCGATTTCCAATTTTAATTTTTCAAGTTCTATAACCTGATTGACTAATTTTTCGTGTAATTTACGGATGCGTTCCCTCCACTTATCCTCACTAGGTCCATTATAACCTGATATCGAAAAACTCCTTAAAGTATAGGGAAACTCGTTAGAAGAGCCATATACCTTTCCATATTCAACAACAGGAGGGTGGTCATTATAATATTCTATTTTCTTTTTGGTTTCATTGATGCACTGTTCTAAATATGCATAATTTGATAAATGTTCTTTTGTTATCATGATATCCCTCCTAAAATCCTAACGTTCTGCGGTCTGTAATTGTTGTCTTGACAGTAAATCCACCTTCTATAAATCTTTCAAGCTGTGAAAGTGAATCGGGGCTATCATCGTGTTCATTCTTACCGATCTGAACAAAAGTCATAAGTTCGTCCATTGCATTGTCATATTCTTCGGTCCTATGAAATCGCTTTGCATACGAATCATCTGCTTCGGAAGCTTTTCTGATTTGGCTATTGGGTGCGAGGAATATAAATTTTTTCTTAATATCCCCGGAATACTGAATAATCTTTGCCATTTTAGCCATTAAAGCAGGGGCTTTTGTGTATGTAATACTGCATTTATATTTTTTCTCTGACAAAAAGTCATCAATATATTTGGAATACATTTCTCCGCCGTTATTGGCTTCGAAGTTAATCTGTTGAATGCTATTACCCATGATTTTCCCTGCAACAACAGGGATAGTAATTTCTTTTACACCGCGGTTAAATACCCAATCAACGATATAAACATCCCCGTTTTCATATTCCATTCCAATAGGCATTGACAGCGCATCTCCGCCGCCCCATGCAACGTCACAAGCGGTAACCACTCTGACAAATCCGCCAGCAGGCAATATTCCGGTAAAAAATCTAAGTTCATTTTCGGGGAACAATAATCCTTCACGAATAAACGGTTTTTGCTGATACTTAGCCATCCATTCATTGTTATCAAGGCGATCTTTAATATCCTTGTAATATTTTGTAGAAAATCCAACGCCATAATCGTATTGGAAATTGCTTTCGCCTTTACTGTTAAGTGCAGGTATCTTGCGAAATCTATATCTTGAATTGTTCTTATTTTCGTTCTCTACTCTGCCTAACGGATCCATTACATTCCATCGGGTACCGACCATTAATTCTCTTGAACCATCATTTTTACGGTCTACAAGGATATTCAGATAATCTTGATATCTGCCTTCTAGTCTGGTAGGACTAAGAGACTCAACACGGTCACGAACCAAGTCATCGACATATAAGTATCC